GTGCCCGTGATCTGGTCCACGGGCAGGTAGTAGGCGAGCGAGGAGTCCCGCTTCACAAACCACAGTCGGTGCTTCCAGGCCAAGACGAACACGAGGTCGGCAGGGTCCACCCCATCCACATCGCCCGCACCGGCTCCGGCAACGGGGGTCGTCCACAGCCCAGAGGACTCGGTGTAGTAGGTGTACCCGTTCGTCTCATCGCACACGGTGAGCACGTGCGTGCCGTCGAGCTTCGTGAACCCGTACCCGATGCAGCGCCCCGAGTTGGCGTCTGCGGTGCCCCAGGCGTGCGAGGTGGCCGGGGTAGTGGTGCTCGACGTGGCGTCCCAGATTCCCGTCTGGGAGCACGCGAACAGCTTGTCGTTGGCCGCTAGCCCTCCCTGGAACGACAGGAGGGTGCGTACCTCCTCCCCGATCTCTGTGACCCACTCCCGGTACCCTGAGCGGCTCCGGAGCCCGTACTGACCCCGGATCATGTTCACGAGCGCCACCGCATCCGTGGCCGGAAGCGATGAGGCCGTGTCCACGATGTTGATCCCGTAGGGAGCCGGGACCGTCGCGGTCTGGCTCGTCGGGCGGATGGGGCGGCGGGCGAGCATCAGGGGCCGAACGTGCTGGGCAGGTTGCCGACTCCGATGAGCTCCTGGCGGAAACGACTCTTCGTGATGTTCAGGGTCGGGGACGGGTCGAGGCTGGCCGCGCCGTGGTAGGCCGTGCGGTACTCCTCGCGGGCCGATGCGGAGTCGCGCCCCGTCGCGTCCAGCCACTTCACCTTCAAGAGCGCGCCCACCATGGCCGGCTCGAGAACGATCCGGTCCGCCGACATGGAGGGCTCGAAGAGGTCAGGGCTGGTGGCTCCCACGCTCGCCACCCAGTAGCGGGAGACGTAGTCGCAGAACAGCACGGCCCCGACGGCCTCGATCGAGAACAGTTGCAGCATGTTCCCTACGATGCGGTGGAAGACCGAGACGGCTGCGGTGGTGTTTCGCGCCTGCGCGTACTGCCACTCCTGAGAGGTGAGCGGGCCAGCGAACGGCTGAGCATCGCTCCGCCTCCAGCCCGAGCCGTCCACCATGCGAGACCAGTCTGCGGGAAGCGTGAACAGCGTACTCACCCCGTCCCCAGTGAAACTGGCCTCCTTGGTGAGCGTCTTCCACTGACGAGCCATCACTAGTTCCTGCCCGCAGCGGACCAGGAGCTTGCGCATCCGCTTGAAGTTGGGATCCACGCTCGCGTAGGGGTCGGAGACCTCGGTCAGCCCGACCTCCACGGCCACATCGTTGATGAGCGCGCCTGCCGTCTCGGCCCACGTCGGGATCGCCGCGCCGACGCTGCCCGCTCCTGCGCCAGCCGTCACCGTCGGGTTCGACTCGACCCCGGTGAGCTCCAGGCCGTTGAGGCTGACCTGGTACTTGAACGACGTGGCCGAGACTAGGGCCCAGTCGTAGTCGAAGTAATAGTCCCCGTCCTCGTCCTCTACGATCGTCGGCGCAGCGAGCGCGACGAGGGTGTCCGCGTTTTTGAAGTGCCCGAACACCGGCACTCCACCAGCGTTCGCGCTCCCGAAGCTGAGGACGTAGCGCATGGACTACTCCGTTACTTCTGCCGGAGCCACCTTCGGCTTCGGGCCCGGCTTCTTCTTCAGGTTCGCAGCCTTGATCGTTGCCTGCATCTCCGCGATCTGCTCCCTCATGGCCGCGATCTGGGTGTCCCGCTGCGCCAGTTCCTCCTTGAGCGCGAGCGCCGGGGCCGCAGAGGCAGCCTGCTCCAGCGCTGCCTTGGCCTTGGTTCGGAGCGACAGTCCGCCCGACAGGCCCGACAGGTTCGCATCCGTGACGCTGGCGAGCTGTTCCAGCGACTTGACGCCAGCATAGGCGAGGGACTCCACGTCGCCCCGCTCCATCCATGCCACTTCCTTGAGAGGGGTGCCGGTAAAGCCCTCCGCGGCGTTGTCGCGCTGGAAGGCTGCCCACGCCTCGGGGAAACGCTGCCGTGGGTCGGGGTTCATGCGATGCACGGGCCCGAGCGTGTTGTCGTGCTCGCCAGGGACCTTGATCTCGCACCAGGGGACGGTGTCGAAGATGACTCGGCCCGCCTCCTTCGTCTTCGCTTCGTTTCGGTACGCGTCCATCCAGAATCGGACGTTGAGGTGCTCGGCCACGGGGACTCCGCCGGGGCTTAGGGTGGAGCGGGTGCCGGCCAAGCCCCGTGCGAGACCGGCACCCGTTCCGTGCTGCTAGACCGCGAGGATCGCGACCGGGTAGCGGATGCACGCGACCGTCTGGTTCGCAGCGGTCGTGTCGGTGGTGTTCGGGATGGCCGAGCCGCCCGCGTTGAGGCCGGCGAGCAGCATCGCGCCTGCGATCTGGTTCGTCGCCACCACGTCGTCCGCGAGCACGCCCGCCGCCGCGCCGTAGGCTGCGAGGTTCGCGGTCACGTCGCCAGCGATCGTGACGAGGACGCACCCCTTGATGCAGTACCAGCCCCACTGGTTTGCCACGTTCGCCGACATGGCGATCCCGACGAGACCCTTGGCCGTGCCGCCCGCGGCTCGAGTGGTCGTGCCGTCCGGGTTGAGCACCACGAAGTTGCCGGCCGCCGTGGACGCGACGCCCTTGGCGTACTGGAACTCGGACACGCCGAGAACCGGATCCACCGCCTGCACGGTCAGCAGAACGTTGTGGTTCTGAGCCGTGGAGGTCGCGCTGATGGCCTGGAACACGCCGCCGGAGGCGAACTGCGGGTGCCCCGCGGGGCCGATGATCGAGAAGTTCTGTGCGAAGGTTGCCATGGTCAGGTCTCCTTAGCTCTGGATGAGCCGCGAGTGGAACTTCGCACCCGAGCAGGTGAGGTTGCCGGCCCACGCGAGGGTCTTCGCGCGCACGTCCTGGTTGAACGGGCGCTGTCCGCCGTCGATCGGCGCGATGTTCCGGCCGCTGAACGGGCGCAGGTGGATGTACTTCGTGTTGAGGAAGAACGTGGTGGCCGCGGTGCCTGCGCCGCCGATGCCCGTGGTCAGCACCACCTCCGCGTTCTTGTACCGGACGGCCTGGAAGCCCAGCTCCGCCATCTTGGAGGTCGTGAACCGGAGGAACGTCTGGAGCACGCCCTCGAACACACCGTAGGTGACGTCGTCCATGGCCACGAGGTCGGGCATGTCCCGGCCCCGGGTGAGCGCGTACATCTCGGTGTTGACGAGGCCGAGGATGGTCGCGGCAGCCGGCGCAGCGTTCGTGTCGGTGACGCGGGACTTCCACCAGGCGTTGACCGCGAGCGCGCGGTTGATGTTGCCGTAGGTGTTGGTCACCGTGATCGGCACTGCGGCGCCCAGGCCGGTGAGCTCCTTGCCACCCGAGCCGGTACCATCGGCGTACATGCCGAGGTCGAGCCGGTTCTCCATCGTCGCCTCGGCCACCCGCACCTTGGAAACGACGAGGTCGATCACGCCGGCCGAGCCGCTGTTCTTGATCTCGTCCAGGCCGGTGATGACCACCGGCACGGCCAGCTGCTTGATCGTGAACTCCGGAGCGGTGAGCTCGTCGGTGGTTCCGGTCGTGAGGATGTCCGCGCCCGAGTACCATCCGGCGTTGGTGTTCTCCGCGTAGCTGAGCGGCTCGATGATCTTGTGCCCGCCCGTGAATGGACGGATGTTCCCGCGTTCCGCCATCTTGTAGTAGACGGCGTTGTTGTTCGTGACGTTGTCCTGGACCGTGGTGGAGCGCTGCTCCAGTGTGGTCGTGAGGACGGTATCGTAGTTGGTGTTGGGCACGTGGCCCTCCCGGAACTTGCCATGTCCGCTCGCGTCTGCGCGTTAGCCGGCTCATCCGACTCGCCGCGCCCCAGAGCGTTCAGGGGCTAGATCCTGGGTTGGCCTACCGGGCTCCCGGGCCCTACGTGATGCGCTGCGACGCCGCTACGGCGTCCCGCACCGTGTCTTCCAGAGACCTGGTCCCCTTGCGTCCGGGGGCTGCGGACTCCGCGGGGGCGGGCTTGAGGCTCGATCCCGCCGCCTTGGCCTTGGCGAGCGTTGAGGCTTGCGCCTTCGCTGCGTCTGCGGCCTTGCGCTGATCGAGGATCGGTGCGGTCTCCTCGTCAGCCCGCAACACCATTGCATGCGCTTGGTCGAGCGTCAACTTGGGGTTGGCCCCAAGGAGCCCCTGCATCGTCTGGAGCCGGCGCTGCGCTCCATCCGAACGCTGGTCGAACGGGGTGTCGAGCTCCATGAACTCGGGCGACTTCCCGCCCCACTCCCGAACCGATTGGTCGGCCCTCGTGGAGGTGATCGCGCCGAGCCGCTCATCGAGCACCCGCTGCACGATGGCTCCCACGTCCTGCTGCGGGGCCGCTGGGGCCGCACCCTGGGGCGCTTGGCCCTCCAGGATCGCGTTGACCGCGTTGGTGTCCACCCCGGACAGGGATATGGCCTTGGCGATGACCTGGGCCTTCTGCTGGGGCGTGCCGGCGTAGAGCGCAGCCACGGTCTGGAGCGCTTGGCCGGCCCAGTCCATCGGCTGCATCCCGTTGGCCTGAGCAATGCCCGCATAGGGGGCCAGGCTCCGATGCACCTCGCTGGCAAACTGCTTGGCCTGGGCTGATTCCGCGATCTTCCGGACCGACTCGCCCTCCACCCGAAGCGCCTCATCGAGTAGGGGGCGGAACTCCTCGGGCAACTTCGCGGCCAGTTCCTTGATCGGGGCCTTCCACGACTGAGGCACCCGGACGGGCTTGACCTCGGCGGGCGGAGGGGCCGGGGGAGCGACCTCCCCGCCCGCCTTGGTCTCACCCGGAGCCGCGACCGCCTTCTCCGGCCCCTTGGCCAACGCCACTGACGGCTTGACGGGGGCTCCGGGCTTCTTGGCCTCCTTGGGGGCAGGCTTGAACGTGCCGTCCTCCGCGCGAGTGCGCTCCGGCTTCGCGGGTGCCTCCCCCTCCGGAACGGTCTCGAGCGGGAGAGCGGCCTGCTCCGGTGCTTCCACCACGGGGGCGTCAGCTGTGGTCGCAGCCTCAACGGCGGCAGTGACGGTGTCTTGCAGGGACGGGGCTTCGTTCGGCATGCGGTCTCCTAGAGGATGATCTTCGCCTTGTACAGCGCCCGTCCCACCTGCTCACGCAGTTGCGGATCGGGCTTGAACTCTCCGCGGGCCTTCGCTTCCCGCTCCTTGCGCTTCGCCTCGCGTGCGCCGGCGTAGTCCTGGTAGTCCGCGAGGCCGTTTCGCTCCATGTATGCCTTGCGCTTCGAGCGCGAGCTGATGTCCGTGCCGTCCGTGGCTCGAGCGCCCTCCATGAACCGGTCGACCATCACGGGAGCGTGAACAGCGTGCTCCGACTGGGGGGCTACGTACTCATCGGCGGGGACGAGCTTCTGCTGGGCCTCGTCGTAGACCCAGCGGCCCCGCATCGGCTTGCGCTCTCCGAAGACGCGGGAGTACCCCTCGTCCCACTCCCGGGTCTGGGCCTGAGAGGTGATCGGCTCCCCGTTGGCGAGTCCTCGTGCCATGGCTAGGCCCCCTGTGCTCCCAGGAATTCCGTGATCGTTCCCACCTTCTGAGCCCGCCACGTCGCCCGCGTACGTGTCCGCCACCGCCGCGCCGTCTCGGACCACGTACAGGAGCAGCATGTCCGACTCCATCGCGTCCGCCGGAGGAGTCACCGTCGCCAGCCGAATCACCCGGATCTTGTTGATGTCCCCGGGAACCACCGCGAGGTCTGCCGTAAAGGCTGTCCAGCTCGCCAACGCTGGGACCTCGACCCCGTGGCCCGTGAAGCGGTAGACCCCGGTCCACCGTATGACCTCCGATCCCGCCGGGTTGCTGAGCGGGATCACGTGCATGTGCGGGTGCAACTCGGTCCCGGGCGCCCACGCATGGCTCATCTGGTAGACCATGTGGAGCTCATCGGCCTGGGCGTTCCGGAAGTTGGCCAGCTTGAACGGGGTGTCCCGGAAGGCTGCGAACGCCAGCGCCGCGCCCGCAGAGCCTTCGGAGACCGAGCCTGGGAGGTCGTTCCACGAGGGCTCGACCTTCCATTCGGACCCGGCTGAAGTGTTCCCGCCGTAGGCGTTGTGGGCGGCCATCGCAGCCTCCTACTCGAACCAGCAC